CGCGAGACATACACTGAGGGCAAATGGCAAGCACAAGTATTTCTGCATTACGTTGATGTTGATGGCCCACACGCCGAATGGAAGTTTGACAAGCGACCATCACTTAACTTGCCGTCAACTGAAATGCGGCATTGTGTTTACAACGACATCTTAACGCCTGAAGCCTGTGATTCGCTGGTCAGGCTTTACACGCAAGACAGAGTACCAAAAGAACCGCCTGTGATTGGTGATGGTGTTGGCGCAATCAATCTGGAAGTGCGAAATGTCACCCGTGTGATGTTGCCTACATACAAAGACATTGGCGGTCGGCTTGCGGCGGCGGGTCTATGGGCAAACAGGCAAATGTGGAACTTTGATGTTACCCATGCCAATCAAGCTGAATTCCTTGCATACCCTGCTGGTGGGCGTTACCAAGCCCATGTGGATACATTCCTACAACATGGCGATGAATGCCGCAAATTGACTGTATTAGCGTTCCTGAACGATAATTTCAAAGGCGGCAAGTTCTTCTTGCAAGACGGTCAGAATCGTTACTATCCACCGCAGAGCAAAGGCACTGTGCTGGTGTTTCCATCTTTCATCATGCACGGCGTGGAAGATGTAAAGGAGGGCGAACGATTTTCTGTTGTGTGTTGGATGGTAGGCAAATTTTTTAGGTAACGAAATGAATTCACCCGTTTTGGCTGTTCGCAATATCAGCGATGAAGAATTGAAAGCAATGTTGCGTGAAGCCGCAGAATGGGGCGCAAAAAGGGCATTGGCTGACATCGGTTTGCATGACGATGATGCTGGCACAGACGTTAAAGAATTGCGCGGCTTGCTTGAGACATGGCGCGATGCAAAGCGCACGGCATTCAGGACAACAATAAGCTGGCTGACCAAAGGCTTTTTGATTATGGTGATTGGTAGCGTCTGGTTCTACGCAAGCAAAAAGGGGTAGAAAATTGACCCTATTACTTTGTTGGTCATGGCAAATAGTTGCGTGGCGGCTATCCGACAAGGTGCGTCACTTTACAAACAGGCCAAAGAATCTTTCCTTGAAGTCAAAGCCGCCGCTGATGAAGTGGTTGGCATATATAAGGAAGTTACTGGATTTTGGAGTAACTTTAGTAACTTCTTCAAGCCCAAGAAGTCAACGCCCAAGCCTGTGGCGAAAGCGCGGAAAAAAGAAAAGTTTGTTGCCTACACAGAGACACAAGCCGCCGCCGACATTGTTAAGCAACTGACCGAATTCTTTTCACTGCAAGACCAGCTTAACGAATATCTGAGGGCTGAAGAATTGAAAGCTGAAACCTACGACCCGACAATGACTAATGCGGAAATGATGGGTTCGGCAATGAATCGCATCATGTGTCAACAACAGATGCAAGAATTGGAAGTGACAATTCGTGAAATCATGGTGTACCAGACACCCGGCTTGGCTGACCTGTACACCCAGACATTTGAACTTCGCGGCAAGATGCAGGAACAACAAACCAAAGCACGACTTGCACAGGAAGCACAAGACAGGCGGGATTCATGGCTACATCGGGAAAAAGAAAAGAACCTCAGATTAAAAATAGCGTACCTTTTAGCAACGGCGTTCCTCCTCCTGTACGTTTGGCTGTGGCTGATACTCCTCAATCGGTGGCAAAAGACATAATGGGATGGGTCGCCATGTGCATTTGTATAGGGTTGCTACTACCCTTGCTTGGATTCTTGTACGTTGATATATTGACTGCAAAGAAAGACGTTCAGATTGAATTGACAAAGGTGCAAGAGTTGCGCCGACAGATTGAGCAAGAAAAACGCGAGGTGTCAAAATGAATGTAATTGATTTGTTGATTATTAGTATGCTGGTGGTTTTAATTTTTACAGACAAGGGGTAATCATGGATTGGCTTAGACAAATTGCACCGACTATTGCAACTGCCCTTGGTGGGCCATTGGCAGGGCTTGCCGTGGACGCAATCAGCAAGGCTGTGGGCATAGACCCTAAAGACGTTACAAAGACCATTAGCGAGGGTAAATTAACTGCTGACCAGATTGCACAGATTAAGACTGCTGAACTCGCTATGGCGGCGCGCGCACAGGAACTTGGGCTGGACTTTGAAAAGATTGCCGTTGATGACCGCAAGTCAGCGCGGGAAATGCAAATATCAACACAGTCGTGGATACCCGGCGGCATGGCAATCATTGTCACCTGTGGGTTCTTCGGTATCCTGATTGGCTTAATGACTGAACACTTTAAAACCAGCGATGCGTTGATGCTGATGCTTGGCTCGCTTGGCACGGCGTGGACAGGCATCATTGCGTTCTATTTTGGTTCATCTGCTGGCAGTCAAAAGAAAGATGAACTGTTGCATCAATCAAGTCCAACAAAGTGAGGTTGCCATGCGTACCAATTTTGATGTTGCACTGCTGAAACTTCTGGTTCATGAGGGTGGGTTTGTTAACCATCCAGCCGACCCCGGCGGCATGACTAACCTTGGCGTAACCAAAAAAGTCTGGGAAGAATGGCGTAACCAATTTGTTGATGAAGCTGAAATGCGAGCATTAAGCCCTGAGAAAGTTGCGCCGCTGTACAAGGCAAAATATTGGGACATGGTGCAAGCTGACCGATTGCCGCATGGCGTGGATATGTGCGTGTTTGACTGTGCCGTTAATAGTGGCGTGAAAAGGGCATCAAAACTGCTTCAGAGGGCTGTTGGCGTGGATGATGACGGGGTTATAGGTCGTGCAACTATAGCGGCTGTAGAAGCCTTAAATCCAGAAGAAGTCATTGACCGATTCTGTGCTGAACGGCTGACGTTTCTGGAATCTCTCCCAACCTTTGCAACTTTTGGCAAAGGCTGGTCAAGGCGAGTTGCTCAAGTGCGCGAGGAATCGCAGATTCTGGCTTAATCCTGCCAATCTGCAATCCAATCAGCAAGCAGACAACAAACGCCGATTGTGATACCGCCGCCAATAAACAAAACATACACTAACATTAAAAAATCCATCATTTCTTCTCCTCAGCGTAGCCGTTCTTTTGCTTGAGTTTGGCTTCAATGGCTCTGGCAAAAGCGGCAACAAAGTTGTGCGTGTTGCGCTCTGGTATTGACTGCTCAATCCACTCATCCCAAATTTCTTCACTGGTCAGCCCTACCCATTGCTCTGGCTGATACGCATTCTTGTACAAACCAAGTCGCTCGTTCTCATCATGCAATGCTTGCAATGTTTTTTCTTGTGCCAAGGCTTTCTTAACAACCGCAATGGCTTCTGCTGTTCCGCATGGCTCACCACCATGACACCACTTTAAAGTTTCAAGCACCAGTTTTAATTCATCTTGTGTCATGACTTTACCCCGCAAACTTTTTCCATGTAAGCCAAATAGCATTGGTCAGGTGTTTCAAATGCTCTTGAATCACCATCAACAAACCAATACCGCTTTTCCTTGCCCCATACACCTGTGCGTTTGTTTCGGTCGGTATGCACCTCTGCTTGAATGCCGTGCTTGTCATTACAATATAAACGTCCTGCGCCAGTGTCAAAGGTAATTCCCTTTCTGTATTCGAGCCGCATTTCGCAGAATTCTTCAAACGTCAGTTCAGTCATGCTTCACCTCTGGCTCTAATAGCAAGGGCAATCGTGATACCGATAACACCAAAGCTAGGTTCAGCAACCTTTGCACAAGCTTCACGTTCTTTAGCGGCTATCAGTTTGGCAAAAACCATAATTTCTTCACGACCAACATTCATGTAAGTATCCCAAATATCTGGGTAGTCATCATGGTTGTAGGCTAATCCAGCTTCAGTAGCCATTTCAATGATTTCATCTTGTGTCATTTTTTCATTCCTTTAATGTAAATACACAAACTGTCTAGCGTGTCTTTGCCAAACCCCTGCATCTTCTGAATTTCAACAGTGACTTCATCAATGACTGAATTTCTCAAATAATCATAAAATTCTTGCTGACTTTTAAAGATTGGTAATCCAGTTGGTTTATTGAATTCACTCATAGCAATCCCCATCCAAACATAAAAAAGAAACTGTAAACTTTGCAAATAATGCCAACAACAGTTGCCCAAAATAAACTGGTCAATATTGTGATTGCGTGTTTCATCTTAAAAACCCATCGCGCCTTGCTGTATGCGCTGTTCTGTATTCAAACAAGTTTGCAAGGTTCGGGTTAAGTATGGCAAACAATCGCGCAAGGTAAGGGCTTATGTTGTTGTTAATCTTCCAGCCGCCATCGCCTTGCTCAGACAGCGCGGAATGATGTCGCAATACATGGATGATGGTTCTGGCTGAATAGTGCTTAAAACCAGCCCTGACCACTTTAAAGGCTTCCTGCTCAAATGCTATCCAGATGTGCGCGTTTTCCGGTATCCAGCGTAAGAATTCATCGCTGAATTGTTCTTTGTGTTCATGTGCAATATCTTCGATTGTGAAATTTTTCATTTTTAATCCTTTAATTATTGCGTTAAATTTGTTTGGCTGGTGTACAAAATATGCGCTCGAATTTGTGCGTGAACAAGTTCTTTGATAAACAAAGTTGCAAATTCTTCCAATTCGTTTGTGCAATCATATTCACCATTGCTTCCTGCGTAAACTAATATGCTTCCATCATCATTAAAAGAATGGTAAAACCCCGCTTTAATCGCGCTTTTTGCAAAGATTTCTTCTACAAGTTTGACGTAATCCATTTTTAATTACTCCAGAACTTTGTAACCGCGACCGTTAAGGCAAGTCTTAACAATCGCCTGTCGGCGTTGATAAGCTGACCATGCGCCTGAACCACTTCCCACAATCGCGCCAGAAGCCAATCCAGCACCAGCGGCGTTATGGACAGGCATACCCGTCTTGCTGGCAATCCATGCGCTTAGAAGGGCTGATGCCGCACCTTGAATAGCGGCTGACTTTGCCATCTCTACAGGGTATTGCACTTCTTCGGATATGCGTTCGCATTCCATTTGGTCTGCATAAATGTTGCCGGGTGTCGTGCTGGACTTTGGGTCAATGATGATTCGGTTTGCACAACCAGCAAGCAAAAGCAAAAACAATATTTTTAACATTTTCAATTCCTTATGTGATTTTTAATACCTCAACAAACCCCGTGCTTTCATTGATGTGGCTGGTATATGAATCTCGCCCAAAAGTTCGGTACATATATGAACTAACCCAAGATTGAAGTTTTACGCCGCCATATTTTTCAAAAGGTATTTCTACAACTTGACCTGTTTTAATTGTTGACAAATAACCGCTGACAAATTTGGTTGGCTCGCCTCGCGGATATTGTGAACTTGACCTTTGGCGTTCAGCCGCAATAACCAAATCGCCATGTTGATTGCCATCTGAATCAATAATTGCAAACTGGCAACCCAATGAATGCAAAATTGCAATCGCTTTGTTCAATGCTATGTCATGTATTTTCATGTGAATCTTTCAAAAAGGCGGCTTACAAGTTTCCTATGCGCCGAGGTTAATCAAAAAGGAATATCGTCTTCAGGCA